AGCCGTTGGTGTCCACTGCAACAGTGTCACCGTTCAGGATCGCAGTAGCGTAAGCAGGTGCGACGGGGATTTGACGGATCGCTCCGGCGTAAGGCAAACCATCCAAACGATTGAGTGGTTTAAAGCCATACGTCTTGTCAATGGTAGGATATGCCATCTGAAGACTCCAAAAGATTAAATACCTTTACCGAAAGTCACCTTGGAGCTACGCTCTTTGAACATAGGCATCCGAGGATCGTTCTCGCGCATGTAGGTGTTATCCACTGATTGCATTTGCGCCTCTGCCTGCTGGCGGTAATACGCATCACGCTGCTCAGTAAATTCCACCGGGGTTTTGCAAAGCAACAAACCACCAACCTCAACGCTGTCTGGAAACTGACCATTGGTCGAACCAAACAAACGGATTTCAGGATGGTCAGAAGCCTTAACAGGTTCCCAGCCTTCGCGTAATTTTGAAGAAAGGTTAGTGGCGTCAGTCTTGTTCAAAGTGCTGATCCGAATCCAGCGGAAAGCATACCCTGGCTCCGGTGTTGGATCGGGTAGAAGTTGGGGTGGCAGCCACTGTTTAGGGCGCTCCACTCGTTCGCGGGTTTCAAGATCACGGCTTGGACGTGCAGCTTTTTCCATTTTCATTTCCTCATTTCTTTAGCAACCTCACGAGCATAGCTCTCCAAGGAGACACCAAGCCGTTTGGCGAGATTCACTTGCGTTTGCGTCAGCACGATCTTTTTAGGCGCTGTGCTACGGGTAGCAGGTGCAACAACGTTGGATTTAGTTCGCTGAGTTGGCGCATCAGCGGACTCCCGGCCTCCAAACTGGTCGGGAAATCTTTGTTGTAGGTCGTTATCAATACGTTTATAGTACTCATCACTACCTACAGGAACTCCTTCATTCACCAAATCCTCATGAAGCCCTAGCGCGTACGCCGTCAGCTTCTTATTCGGCCCAAACCAAGTGTTTCGCTCTTGCCAGGCAAGGAGCTTGGGATCAGCCTGTTGAGGTTGTTGCTGAATTTGTTGCTGTTGTACCTGAGCCTTCTCTTCTTGTAAAGGGGGTACACGATAATTATTTACTTTATCCGCTCTAATCTGGGCGGCAAGCAGCTCTTGTTGGGCTGTAACGGTTGCATCGGTGTCAAATGCTTCAAGCGCAGCCTTGTACTTTGCCTTGGCTTGCTCAACTTCATTGGCTACAACCTTCTTAGCTTGCTCCAGCAACGCATTTTGGCCTTGAGACAGTGAGCCTTTGAGCTTTTTGTTCTCTTCCACCAGCATTTGTGCGATGCGTAAAGCCTCGTCTTTCTCCCGCTGAGCGGCTTCTTTTGCCCTGCGTTCGTCGTGATAGCCCTTGGTAAAGTGCTTGAAACGGCTCTTTACGCTCTCAGAATAGCTTGCAAGCTCTTCTTCGGTTGGCTCTGTAGGGGGTTCGCGCATGGGTGCGCGGTTGCGATCCTCTTCTGGGGTGTCATCGACAACCTCAAAATCTGGTTCTTCAGCAACTGCTGCCGTTGCTTTATCTTGCGCCTGCTCTTTTTCGTCAGGAAAAGAAAATTCTGTTTTTTCAATATCAGCCATGTTCCCTCCTTATGGACGTTGAATACCGCGAGGGTCTTGCACAACTGCTTGTACAGAGTCGTCGTTGATGAGTCGCCATTCTGTGCCGTGAATCTTCATCCGGGTGCCGGTGTTGGGCCGTACCAAAATAAAGTCTCCCACTTTGCAAGAAGGTCCTGAAGGAAAACGACTGCGATCTGCGAACGCATCCGGTCCCATTTTGGCGACAAACAACACGGGGGAGAGAAGCTCCTCGTACTGCATCGTCTGGCTGGCTTTAAGTAAGCCGCCTTCGTACTCTTCTTTGGCTTCTGGGAGCATGCACAGAAGGTGGTAAGTTACGGGGTCAGGAATTTGCTTGGCTTTATCTTCAACAGGTTTGTTGAGAAGGCCAGACAAATCCACTGCCTGAACATCAAAGTTAGTCATTGTCATCATCTTTCAGTTTACGCACGAGGTCAGCAATTTCAAACTGTGCGGTTTGCAGACCCCGGATAACTCCGCACAATTCTCGGTAGGAGGCGTAGTCGTTAGCCGCGCCCCCCGCCAAAGCTTCAACATGACTTGCTTTTTGATCTTCCAGCCGTTGCTTAAGAAGGTCTAGTACTTGATGTTGCATTATTCTCCTTTACGACCCGACGGTTTCGCAGTCGGTTGGTTACGCATTTGTTCAGCGCGAAGCTTGGCAATCTCCGCATCATGAGCCAGTTTTAGCATGTGCGCACGGTCTTGCTGAACCAGCCCTTGGGTGTGTTGCTGGGCTTCTTGCTGTTGGCGCTGCACTTGCATGGCCATCTCTTGCTGGTGACGCTGAGCCAACTGAGCCATTTCTTGCTGGTGACGCTGGGCTTGCAGAGCAGGGTTTTCGCCTTGCTTTGCCGCCATATCCTGGGCTTTGAGCTGGAGCTCCTGCGCCTTGAGCTGCAAGTCGCCTTGGACTTTTTGCTGTTTGGTCTGGGCTTCTTGCGCCTTGATCTGGAGCTCTTGCTGCTGCATCTGGATGATGGGGTCTTGAGCTTGCTGCTGCGCCTGCTGCTGGGCTGCCTGACCTTTGTTGATCGTAAGCAACTGCTGCGCAGCTTGCGCCACCAGTTTGGACAACTGCACTTCGATCTCTGGAGGCAGCGGAGCATCTGGAGCGGGCAGTGTTGCGCCAAGGCGATCTTGGATCTTGCTACGGTACTGGAACGCCACGTGCTCGGCAACGTGCGCCATGATGGCCGCCTGCATAGCCTGGGCTTGTGGATTTTGACCGATCTGCCCCATGACCATTGGGTCTTGCATCATGCTGGTGTGCACAGCAATATGCGCATCGTGGTCTTGGTAAATAAACGCCTTTGTTGGCTTACCAGTTAAGAACGACATATTCTCAGACACAGGATCGCGCGGCTTTTGATCGTCGTCGATTGGCACAAGCTTGTCTGCGTTTTTGATGCCCAGCACCTCAATCATTTGGCGATGCAACTGGGGCAAGTCATAAATCTGCGGGGCTTGCTGGCTTAACTGGATCACCGCTTGGTACTGCATGATCCGCTGGGCCATCGTTGAGCTGTTGGGATCAGACACGGGGATCACGTCCACCATATCGTAGTCCGCTTGCTTGGCTTGACGATCACCTGCTACGGGCTGGAACGCATAATCCTTGGGGGAGTGGTCACGGATGATGGCCTTGAGCAGTTTAAATTCCTGCTTCATGCTGTAGTGCACGCGAGCCTGCACAGCGCTCATAGTCTTGAGTTGGCGCTCAAGAAGTGCTAGCGTTGTGCCCACAGGCGCATTAGCGCTCATGTCGCTCACGTTCATATCCGCGATTGAGCCCAGACGCCGCGCTTCCGCTGTGATGTTATCTAAGAGCCCTGCCAAGACTTGACTTGGTTCTTTGTACGGCAGCGGCATGATGTTGTCACGCACCGCTCCGCTTGGAATGTCCACATCGCGCCACTCGCCGGGAGCAATCGGAGTGTCATCTCCTTTGATCCGTAAGCCCCGAGCCTTTAGCCCGCCAGGCAAGTTAGAGAGTGTGCCCGCATCCACCAACTGGCGAATGATCGAAGTACCTGCGCGTGCATACCCACCGATCAGGTGGATAAAGCCAATACCGTAAGCGCCAAAGCCCGTAATGTAGTCGTACTGAACAAAGTGGTCGCGCTTTTGGTGAGTACCATCGTCCTCACTCCAGTTACGGTATATCGATAAGATCTTATTAGTGCCCCGGTCGATCGTAACAATATAGGGCATTGCCAGCCCGTCTTTGTTCTCAAACCCCGGAAGGTCATACTCAACGCACGTTTCAAACAATTGATACCGGTCGTCTTGCGTAAGGGTATAGCCCTGGTCTTCAGCTTTTTGTTTCTCAATGTCTGAAAAAAACGATTGGGGTTCACCCAACTCCACATCGCGATAAAACCCGCTGACCTGCAGCCTCTTAATATCGTTTTCTGTCTTACGCATCACATGCGTCGCCCGCTCAGCGTTCTCAACACCCGAGCAACCCCAAGGCAAAATTACATCTTCAGCGGGAATAAATATCGATACCTGCCTATTTTTTGCCGTATCAAAATAGACTTTCTTAAACGCGCAACCAGCAAGCCCCAAGTTAAAGAGCATGCGCTCATGCTCTTTGCGGTACTCAGGCATTTGTTCAGTTAAGCGCCAGTTCATGTCATCCCTGACGCGCTCCGCAGCTTCTTCCTTGAGCTTATCTATTGCACCCATAATCTCCGTTTTGACGGGGCCCGCAGCCGGGAACGTTTCGATAATCGTCTCACTTTGGAAGCGAATGGCCGCTTCAGTGAGCAGCGTGCTGAACACCCCGCACGCTCCGTTCCAAGGCTCGGTACGCTCTTCGTACTTCATCCCTAAAACTTCAAGCCCCTTGACGTAAATGTCAACCCATTCTTTACGGGATGTCACGTCCGCTTCGATCAGCTCCACTAGCTCACTGGCAATTTTTGACAGCTCTGCCTCATCCATGTGCTCGGCCAAGTTGTCATCAAACGCAGCTTCTGGGCCCTCATCAGGCATCATGTCGATCTCCATACCATCCAGGCCAATCTTTACGCCGTCTGGGTTATCGATCTCAATCTCTATGGCTGGAGCGTCGCTGTCAGGCATGTCCTCCAGTGCTGAAAGTCCTAACGGTGCGCCGCCAATAGCTGGGGCCATGCTGCTTGTTGCCATTTTCAGTCCTTTAATAGTACGCCGCCTTGCGTTGGCGGTAGTACTGGGTGTCTTCGTAGTCGCTATTTAAGCGGATAAATCCGCCACTGCGGAACCGGGCCATTGTCATGGACGTGCAGTCCACCATATCGTCGTGCTCCCCGTTAGGAAACTCCGCCACTTGGTCAATGACCTCCTGTGCCCAGCGCCGCCCTGCAGGATACCAGACCATACCCGATCTGAAAATATCTGCAACAGCAGAAAGACGTGCATATTTATCGCCAGTGCCCCTGTGCGGGGTAAATTCAGAGACCGGGATGCCAATAGAGCGCAATTCTTGGAACAGCGGCGTGCCGCTGGACTTTTTCTCCACAATAAATATGTCCGGCTCCCATTCTTGGTACTCTTTAAGCGCCAAGTCCTTTAGTTCGGGAAACTCAACGCGCACATTGATCGAATTGAGCAAAATAATATGGGGTAAACCCTTAGTTAACCGGTCATTGCGGAACACACCCCACGTTAAGAGCGCTGTAAAGTCAGCGCGGGTGTTCATCTCGGCTGCAGCGTCTAAGGCCATGATGATGACATCGCACTCTGGGGGATCTGCCTCCTCCCATTCACGCCACCACTCGCGTTTAACGATCGCGCCTTCCTCAGAAGTGGGCTCTTGCATGTACTGCGCCGCCCAAAATTGGGGAAACATACTTGCTTTTTTAGCTTCTAGCTTATCAAGTGGCCACTGCTCTGGCCACAAGGACTTGCCGCTTGGCAAAATGGCTGGAAATCTGATCTCATTCCACTGAGGAGCGTCTGGATTTGTGTCGGCCCACTGCAGCGCACGACCAATCGGGTCTTTTTTACCCCAACGAGTGCCGATCATCACGATCCTACCCCCGGGCATAAGCCGCTGCAGTGGGCCCACTTGCATGTACTGCCATGCATTCTCAAAAATAGTGTCCGGGTTTGCAACCAGCGCCTGCTCAGACACCAAGTCATCCGCAATCAGTAAGTGGGCGCCGTGCCCTGCAACGTTTGCGCCGATACCAATCGCAAAATATTTACCCCCTTCGGTGGTTGTCCAGTCATCTGCAGCGCTTTTATCCTTGGACACCTGCGTTTTAGGGAATACTTTTTGATACTTCGGACCATCGATCAGGTTGCGAATCTTGCGGCCAAAGGTTGCTGACAGCGACGCCGTGTGCGTCACCATAATAATGTGGTGCGTTGAGTGGTGGCCTAAGTACCAAGCCACAAAAAGATATGCAATGGTCTCCGATTTACCAAACCGAGGCGGCATCGAGACGGTTAAACGGCCATCTTCCTTCTCAACAATACCGTGCAGTATGGGCTGCAAGTGCCTGTGATGTGGGCCCTCTTTCCAATCGGGGTAGACGTACTTGCAAAACTCAAGGAAATTGGTTTGGCACGTTTTAACCAGCGCTTTATCCTCAAGCTCATCGAGCTCGTCAAGGAGAGCGGCCTTCTCATGCAAAGGCATATTGGGCAGCGTCGCAAGAAGCTGCGTGATGCGCTCGGGCGACAACTCAGGAGAGTCCGTCTTGCTCATGCGTGTCCTTGATCTGCACCGTCTCAATCTCTTGCACTGGCGGTAGGTACTTGGCCAGGCGCTGGCGTATGCGTTCCTCTAACTCCTCGGCACTGGCGTCTACCTTCTTGACCTCAATCTTCTCCGTAAAGAGCCCGACTTCCGTCACTTTGCCCAAGAGCCCTAAAGCTTTTAAACGAATATTAGGGTTTGGATCCTCGCACTCTTGCAAGATTTTAGCCACGGCGTAGCCACGAAGACTGCGCGCTTGCTCCACAAACTCCCAATCGTAGGCGGTGAGCATACCGACCAAATGCTGCACAGCTTGCGGAGCTTTGATTGTTGAGAGCGCAGTTTGAACCGTGGTTGTGTTGGTTCCCGTTGTAAGGGATGCGAAAGCTGCGCGAGCCGATTTAGCGTTGGCTGCACTTTCTGCCGCACTATCGTCAAGACCTAAAGACGTTATCCAATCAGCCGTCTTGACCTGAGCATCAATAATCTTGGTTGGCTCAGCTTTCTCTAAAGGCGTAAAGCCTTTGGGCTCGTCATCAAAAACGATAGGGTCGAGTTCATCCGAAATTAAATGCTCTAACATGTGCGCAAACGCCTCCAAAAACTTGTGGCCTCGTAGACTTCAGTGTACACTACTTGCGAGTGCTTCCGCAAGGTCAGCGCTTCTCCTTGGGATGGTAAAACGTCTCCTTCAATCCACCGCCGGGCAACTCGCGGTGGATTTTTTTATGGGGGTGGGGTGTTTGTAAAATATTAAGTACCCGGGGGTGTTCCTGTATTTAGGGGGTGGGGGTAGTACTTCTGGATTAATATTTTTACTGGTTGTGCATTAATTTTTTAAAAAGTACTTTTGCGGTCTGCGGTTTAGTTTTTTAAAAAATACTTTTGCGGTCTGCGGTTTAGTTTTTTAAAAAATGCGTTGCGTTGGTGTGGAATAGTGTTCATGGCGACATGGTGGAGTCCCACTGAAGTCTTGGGGGGTGCCGGTGTAGTGGGGTCTGGGATAGCCGCAAACGGC